TTTCAAGCGCCGTCACTAATTCCTCATAAGAAGAAGTCTTATAAATATCATAGATATTTATTTGTTTCTTAGTAATAAGTTCCATAATTTCCTTGGCCTTTGGATGGTCAGGGTCAATTACTGGACGTGGTTTTGGTTTGATAAGAATCTTGGTATCAGGGAAATCTGCTTTCAATTCTTCAGCAGTCTTGAAGTCAACCGTGATATCATATCCGTTATTCAAATCTGTAATGTCGCCGTAATCTGGTTCATTGATAGCTGACATCAATTGCTCACAGACACGTGCGCCAAATCCCCAAAACTTTACACCTTCTTCTTCCTTACCACGAACTATGATAGGAACGTAGGTTCTTAGTTTTGGTTGCATTTTTCTACCCTTACCCCAAGTTTCTTTTACCTTTTCAAGTCTATTTGCCAATTCCACAATAGGGTCTGGTTGATTAACACTTGATGGGCTTAAATAACTCACCTTATCTCCATTAAAGTCATAATGCCATTTCAATTCAATGAATGGAAAATCGGGTTGATATTGATAAGGAACAATTCTAACTACTTGTTTGCCTGGTTCGGGCTTCCAAATGTATTTTTTGATTTTTTCGACTTTTGCTTGTTGTTCTTCGGTAAGTTTTCTGCCGCCTTTTTTCGTCTTGTCGAACGACGCTAGTTTATTGCGGACTTTATCCATGTTTAACATATAATTATTTTTTTAATTAGTTTAATTAGTTTATAAGTCAATCGTTAACTACAATTTGTTAAGTCTTGTCTTGTTACTAATAAATATGAAAGATACACTGAAATCGTTCAAAAATCAACCTATAAAAAGCGAAAAAATTATTTTATTTTAGTGAATTTTAATTTACTATTTCCAGAAGTTTAATTGGAATTATTTTAATAGAAGTTGTATCAGCTAAAGATGTATCAACAATAATTAAAGAATTAGTATAAAGACTCCAATCTACGGAAAAATCCCTATCAAAAACACCACCGTTTTCATCTTTAATAATTTGATTCATAGCATTCAATGTATAAAGAGTATTTGTTTGCTTTTTTCTATGAATGGAAATTGTGTTAGGAAATTTTGGAAATTCTTTTCCCTCACTTAATATATTATAAGTGACGAACACTTCTTTAGGAACATTAACGTTAGAGAAAACAAAAAAACGATTGTTATAAACAGTATAAAATTTTTTTATTTCTTCTATTGTTGTTTTGAAAGATATTACCGAAGAGAACGTACACAATAATTGTCTCTTGTCGTTCATAATAATTTCTTCTTGATTTCATTCATTATATGTGGTGCATTGAACATTATATATTGAATAACTTCATCCAACATATAATCGTCACCTTTCAACATAGTTTTAATGGCTGCTTTATCAGCTTCCTTTTCCGCTGGGGTTTTTGGTGGTGGTAAAGGTAAATCGGTTGGTTCTTTTGTTGGTTCAGCCGTTGGTGTAGAAACAGGTGTTTGTTGTGGAGCTGCAGTAGTCTTAGCTTGAACGGGTTCAGTTTCAGTAGTATCATCTGATGTGGGTGGTGCAGCTTGAGAAACAGGGAGATTGGTCTTTGGCTCGGTTTTTGATTTTTCTGGTTCTGCAGTGGGCTTTTCTGCTGGTGCAGTTGGTGGTTGTGTTCCAAAAATATTCGCAGCTTTCTTTGTGGGGTCTTTCTCAAAATGAGTTCCACGTTTAATGGCTGCTTGTTTATATTCAGGTGTAGGGAATGTAACTAAAATACCTTTGGTATTATAAGCTTGTCGTTCAGGATATTTTCCTTCCAATACTTTGTTGGAGAATGAGTTAACAGATTCTTCGTCGATACCTTTTTTCATAAGATAATCACGCAAAGCTCCCATATGGTCGTTTTCCTCAATATTAAACATACCATCCTTTACCCTTTTATCCAACGAAACTTCATTTAGAATTTTTTCAAGCAATTTTTTATTCATATAATCACCGTAAGTATAAATATTCCTATAAATTCTGAAAATCAAGGATAGATTTGAATAACCGAATCATAAGATTCACCCTTGTACACTTTAATTGGAAATCGATTACACATCATCATGATATTTATAATATCATTTAGAACAACCGTGCCATCAGCTTTATAAAAATCAAATAACAACGAATCATATGTATATAATATTGCCTTTGTTTTCTTATCTCTAAGATATTTGTTCACACAATTTATTGCTGTCAAAGCAATTTCAGTTTCCGTAGCTTGAAGAATATAATTGAATAGCTTAGCAGGATTTGCATCTTTCAAATGGTCAGTGGTAATCATTCGCCTAAATATAGGAGTTGTCACATATCCATTTTCTCTAAAACATTTCCAATTATCATCAATAAATTCCTTCAAGCTTCTAAAATATTTAATATGTTCATATTTTTCTTCCACACCACCATATAATTGCCGCATTGTTATTCGTTTGATTTCTTCCAAATCATACTCTGTAATTTTTCTATTAAAATATATTTCTCCTAAATATTTGTAAATATCTTCATTAGCTCCCATAGGAAAATTAACTATGTTACAAATAATTCTTGGATGAAAAGCAGAATAATCAATTAGTATCATCATTCCATCATTTCCGTAACGGGATATAAAACATTTTCTTACACCACTATCTTTACTTAATGCTGCATAATTGACTCCATCAAAATGATTACTAGGTCTGCCCGTGCTCGTATAAACGTTATATTGACTATATACCAATCCGTTAGGTTGTATTTTTGCATTAAAATGTTTTCCAAAACAATTAGCGTTCACATAAATACCATTTGATTCCAATTCAGATAACGTTTCAATTACAATTTCATTCTCCTTTCTATAACCTTCATCAATCAAATTTATATCCAGTAAAATGGACTTATCACACATTTTCTCAAACATTTCCTTATGCTTTAACAAAGGAACTACTTTATTCAAATCTCCACAATTCTTTTTAGTTTGATAAATAAATTTATGTGCTTGAGTTTCAAAATATTGTTTATCAATCAATTTCCCTTTTTGAAGATGATTAAATAAATTAATATCCAACAAATCCTTAGTAAAAGGTAGAAGTTGAATAAATGACTTTTTATCAAACACCCATTTTATTCCATCCAAATTATTTAAGTCATCAACAAATGTTTTTTTGTCTATAGTTAAAGATGCATCAGAATGATTAAATGATAAACAATATATGTTTTTATCATTTATATCTTTTATAAACACAATGGAAATATCAGTAGCGCATGGATGAAGAAATTCATCAGAAGGAATCGCCCATAAAATAATAGGTGAAGACTTTAAATGATTTATCAATTTTTTATAACCTTCAATTGTTAGCATCTTAATCATAATAAGAGTTTTATGCCAAAATGTCAATCCGCTTAATTTTTACATTGGTGGGTCAGGAAGCCATCCGGTAGTAGTATTAGTATATGGGCCTCTAAGTCTGGTTTTAATATATGCACGGAGAGGCAATGGTTGTGCACGAATAGTAGTTTCCCAATTTCCAGCTTCAAGAGTTTGAATAACATCCGTTGTGCGGAAAATAATATTTCTATCACTATACGGTTCAGGAAGATTTTTTATTGTAAAATATTGAAAAGTTCTTAGACCACCTATACCTTGTAATGTCAATTCAAGAATTATTCCCGGCTGAACAGCACAATATCTTGGATTATTATCAAAATCTCCATCATTCAATAACAATCTAAGAATCTGTGGGTCAAGACATGCTAATTTAACAACTTCAACCCTATCTGTGCCCGGTGATATATTTGCTGGTGGAGTTGGCGGACTGGCTGTATGTCTGAATGGATTTAATGACATTTGCAGTGTACCGTTATCATTTTGAGAATTAATAACTTGAACATTACTCAATAAATCCATAAGTTGTCCCCTAGCCGTTTGGCGTCTATTCAAATCCCCTTGTGCATCTCCTTGTATTTTGTCTTGTTCTATTCCTATTACCGCATCCTTAAACCTGTAATCAAGAACGTCATTTTTATCCAAGTATTTATACTTTGAATTTGCATTATTAACTTCCCCATATATAGTTCTTGTAGCTTGTGCATCTGATAAAACAGGTCTGAATTTTATAGCTTTAATAATACTGTCTGTATCATAATAATCAAATGAATATACAGTTTCAGGTCCTTGCATATTACCCCGTGAATCTATAGTATTATTTAGAGCATATTTTCCTATAAATTTTTTGTCTGTTATAGTAATAATTCCATCGACATCAACCAAAACTAAATCCCAAAATCCATCAGAAGCACTCATTAAAACTTGCAGAATATGCTTGTATATATCTGTGTAAGAAACATTGGCTTCATCATCTACAGCTTCTTTTAATAAACTAAAAGAAATGTAAATATTTGAAAGCAATCCAGAAACATCCGTCTCCAGTTGGTTGCCTGCAAGCCCCCTTGGACTTACAGGTAGAACCACATTATCAAGCCCGTGTGATGGAAAACTATAAGAAACTAAAGGTGATTTTTGGAATATGTTATTAGCTATTTTAGCCCATCTATATCTATTATAATTTATGATAGGGTCCAAATTATCACGATAACAGTCTTTACCGGGTTGAAGGCATATTTGGTTTAATCTCTTATCTTGGATAGAATTCGCATATGGTTTTGGATTCACTACTTGATATGAATATGGATATTTAGGATTGGGTGTATCTCCTTCAACATTAGCTTGTTTACCAACTAAACCATATAAAAATTTTGGTGCTTTATAATTTGGTATTAATACTCTTGGGTCACAAGAAATTAAATTCACATGACCACCTATTACAGAATTTTGAATATCAACTTCAAACATATTTTCACCGTTTTTAGCGCCACTATCTAAGGCAGAAAAATAATTTAAAATTGAAACAACCAATCCCATATTTATCCAAAATTTATCAGCACTATCAGTATCTTTGACACCAAAATCAAAGTCCCCCTGTTTAGGAGTTCCAAATGCTTCATTATTGGTATAAGAGTCAGATTGTCTTCCTGAAAAAACACCAAATATCCATGGCGACCTCATAGCCTGCTGTTCAGGTGTTCCTTCTGTTAGTAAAGGATTCAGAATATCATACCACATTCCATTATTTGGGTCTTGATTATTTCTTGATAAAAGACCTGTATTCACGACAGGTGACAATGTTACAAGAGCTCTTAAATTCTTTATTGTATCTTTATTGTCTATAAAACTTTTGAGAGATTGGAATAAACCATTCTTGGTTTCATCTGTTTTACTATCAACTGACAATCCATAATCTTTAGCTATACCTGAATATAGTCTATCTTTAGAAGTTATTTCTGTCATGCAAATTATCTTATTACCTTCAATACTCCAATTAAAATTTGTAATAATACCATATACCACATCATAGTTGCCATGAGATAAAAGAATATTGTTAATATAAAGAGGATAAGCGTTATCCCATAATCGTCTCATTTGGAACTTGTCACCAAGATTCACTAATGATTGGATATTGTAATGATTCCATCCCCATTCCACCATACAAGTTATACCCGGAACAAGAAAATATGGTGTCATATATACCAATTGTTTCCAAGAAAAACAAACCCATTCAATTTGAATACGTCTATAAAGTTCCTTTTGAACAGTAATCTCTGCTCTTGAAATTTCAGGTGGTGGAACATGAATCGGATAATTTATAGGTTCATCAGACGGTTGTATTAAAGAATTTTCAATAATGTGCGGTTCACCAAAATTGGCATTTTCATAATCTCCGGGAGTATATCCAATAATTTGATAATTTGAACCGGGTGCTGATGGTAGCTGAAATCCATAACTTTGATAAAATCCTTTGCCACTATATAATACAAATCTCTCTTTATTGGTTCCATAAGACCCGGTTACAAGAGGATGGCCAGCACTATTGGAACACATACGAATCCAAGAAACCATTGGTCCTCTGTAAGTATTCCAATCTCCATCATTACTATTCCAATTTGCTTGCGCATTTTGGATATATCTGAAACTTCGATTAATCTTCCTTCGATTCAATTCTGCTTGAATTTCGCCGGGTATATTGCTTGGCTGCCATGGAATAATTGGTGCTGGCATAACTTATTGTGAATTATAATTTAACGTATTAAATTGTACTAGAATATCATTAATATTAGTTGGTATTCTAAGTTGCATACCCGGTGGAACACTCATTCTCCCTTTACCAATATTATTGACCAATGCTATAATCCACCATAATGTGGGGTCATTATAATACTTGTAAGCAAGGTTATCTAAATAATCTGCTTCATTAG